TCGTCCGGCTCTGGCCGGTTGACGGCGAACAGGATCTGAAACCTGCTGCATTCGACGACGACGCGCATCAGCCGGTGGGAACCCTGCGTCGAATCGCCGCACCCACGGTCGGCACGCCACCGCCAGTGAAACCGGCGGACAGGTCCGTGACACTCGGCCGGCCACCCGGCGGCATCCCTGCCTGGCCGGGCGCAACACCCTGCGGCAGGCCGTTCGGCCCAACCCCGTCCAGTGCGTCACCGCCCCCGCCCGGACCGGGCGGTGCGCCAGGTGCCCCGGGCGGGCCTGAATCCTGCCCGGGCATCCCCGGCTGTCCGGGCTGCTGTGGCTGCTGCTGCGGGGTGAACACGCGGAGGATGAGATCGGAAATCTCCTCACCGTTCCGCCTGCCCTTGATCACCTGCGACGCTGCTTGGAAGAACTGCAACGCCTCCGCCGTCTGGCCTTGCGCGATCATCTGGCCCGCGGACTGCAACGCAGCCGCCAGGCCCTGCTTCAACGCATCCTCAACCGCTTGGATGTCCAGTTCCCGCTGCTGCTGGTCCACATCAATGTCCATCGGCAGTTGCCGGCGGAACGTGTCGCGGCCGATGATCTCGTCGCCGCGAAGCTGCAGGAGCGTGACGATCGCCCCGTTCGGGGAGACGCCGGACGCGAAGCCGTAGCTCACCTCGCACGCAACATGGTCACCCACATCCCGCTTCGGGATGTACGTCAACTCGAACGACTCACCCGACAGTGTGCCGGTGACCGTCTTCGCCTTCCCCGGCCACAGCAGGAAGTCCATCCGGAAGCACATCGCGGTCACTTCCCGCAGTGCCAAACCCAGCACGTCCTGCCCGAGTTTGATCTGCGAGTCGAAGCCGCCCTCCAGTGCCGAGATGCCCCGGCCCGTGATCGCGCTGCTCGACATGTTGCCGAGGCGCGAATCCGGGTAGCCGGCGCCCTCCTTCATCTCGTCCTTCAACTCCGCCGACAGTTGGAACGCTGCGGCGGGGACGGAGAGCGGGACGCGCTGCACCTTGTCGGGGTTGTCGGTCACGATCACGTTGTCGGGGCCGATAGAGATTTCGTTCACGTCAGACGGCACCGCCAGCGGTGCCTGCACGGCCTTGTGGCCGGCCTCGATCGTCAGTGCCGCCATCACACTGTGCGCGAGCTGCACCCAGAGGACGTCGTCGAACTGGCCGCGCGGGTTCATGTGCAGACCCGGGCGCAGTGCGATGTGGACGGGGCAGAAGTCCAGTCCGTGCAGGTAGGACGCGATGATCTGGCAGCCGCGCTCCGGCAGGTACATCGTCACCGACTTGTCGTCGATGAACCGGATCACCTCAGTGTCGGTGGACGAGTATTCACGCCCGTTCCGATCGTACAGGATCAGGGAGGCGTACTCTGGGAACATCGCCGCCAGTTCGTGCGTGTCCTGCCGCCACACCCGCGAATACCGCTTCGTTAGCATCTGGCGGTCCAGGTCGTAGTAGGCCCCTTCGGGATCCTCGACGTGGATGTACGGCAGTTTCTTCTCGTAGTCCGCCTCAACCCAGAAAGGGAGGAAGCCGTAGCTCAGATACTGGTCAGCGCCGTACTTCATCTGGAACTGCAGCCGCGAGTGGCGCCAGTAGTTGAACCCGATCCGGTTCTTCTTCTCCGCCCGACGCTTATCAGCCTCGGTCTTCATCGTCCCTGCCGAACACGACAGCGACGGCAGCGGGGCGAGGTTCGCCGCGAGGTCACGGGCGGACACGTCGACGAAGTTCGCCACCATCGCAGTCGGGTACTTCTCCGAGAACTGGTCCGGCCACACGTCAGAGAATCGACCGTCACGCACCAGTCGGACGCGGTGCATCGCCACGTCCCGGCCGTACGCGGCCTCACGCATCCGCTTCACATGCGCCTCGACGGTGCGATCCACCCGGCCATGCACGACTGGTGCAGTCACTTACACCGCCTCTCGTTGAGCGCGCATCGCTTCGCGGTGCTCGGCAAGGTTGATGACCCCCCGATCCCGGAGGCGTGCTTTACTGGCGAACGGGTTATCCATGTGCGTCTTCATCTGCCGGCCGGTCCCCAAGATCCGTTTCACCGCGATCTCCGTGAACCACAACGCCATCACCAGGTCCGTCTTCGTCGACTGGGACAGGCCGGACGGCTCCCACATCACAAGCTGTTTCACCAGCTCCGAGATCACCGCCGACTGGCGGTCATCCGGTAGTTCGATCAACGAGTTCTCGAAATCCTTCTTCCACGCACCCCCGCCGCCGTTCGCCTGCGGCGTGCCGGCAGAGTCGAACAGGGGCGCCAGGGACATCACGCCGAAATCCGGGTCCACCTTGTTCGCGGTCGTGTAGTGCTCCGTCAGGCGGCAGCCGCGGGACTGGAGGAACGACTTCAACTGCGGATCCTGAGTGAGGAACCGCTGGAAGGCGTTCCGCTCGATCACCCACTCGTTGATGTTGTAGGTGTCGGTCAGGCGCATCACCGTCTGGCGAAGGGTCGTCGGTGAACAGTTCGCCTGGTTGAAGCCGTCCAGCACCCAACGCTTCTCGCTGATCCGGTCCAGCCCGACCACCATCATCGCCGTGTGCCCCACCGTTGCCGGGTCAAGACCACCAATGACGTAAAGGCCCTGCATCCCCAACTGGCGGTGCCCCATCGCGCCCGTCCGCATCACGGACGGCTGGCGGGAACGGTTGATCGACGCCTCCACCGCACGCTGGTTGAACGTCGCGTCGTCCGGGATCTGCTGCTGCTGCCACACCAGTGACCAGCGGCGCTCACCGAGCGGGAACCGTTTCTTCGCCAGCCGCTTCTTGTTCCACCGCGGCTTCATCCACACCTGCTGGTCGTGGTCGCAGTCGGTGGCGTAGCAGGCCATGCACCGCAGCTCGGCTTCGTCGTGGTCCTCGTGGGCGAGCTGGTACGGCCACAGGCATTCCCACTCGCCGCCGTCGTGGTAGTCCAGGACGGCCGGCTGGGCGAAGTAGGTGAAGAACTGCTCGTCGTCCTCGTTCAGTAGCTTCCGCAAGTTCCCGTACAGGTCGTTCGGGGCGAGCCTCGTCCCCAACACCATCAGCAGACCGCCGTCCGGCGGGAGGCGGGAGTCGAGAATCGTCATCAGCCAGTCGGTCTGGTCGTCGAAACGGTGCGCGTTCTCGTTGTCCACGACGTCATCCAGGATGATCGTGTGGAACCGGCCGCCGTAGATGGCGCCGCCCATCCCGACCGCTTCGACGGTGGGTTCCTTCTCCGTCTCGCCGTCGTACTTCCCTTGGACGTAGATCATCGTCGCGGACCACGACTGGTCCGGGTCGCGCCAACCCCCGTCCGGGGCGAACTTCAAATGCATATCCCGGTACGCCGACGACGTGAGCCGGGCTTTCACGCCGTTCAGGATCTTCTTCGCGTACCCCTGCGACTTCGAGACGAGAGCGATCGAGATGCCAGGGTTACGGTGGATCAGCCACGTGACGTAGTTGATGGAGAACGTCGTCGTGTTGTGCGTCGGAGTCAGGCTGTAGCCGACGAGATACATGTGCGACTCGTGGGCGACCGTGATGCACTGTGTCGGCACCGTGTCAACGGGGACGATGCACGCGATCTTGCGCGCCTTCGCACCGCGCAGTCGTCGTCCCCGCTGATTCCGCGCCTTCCGCTCCAAGCGGAACACGGGCATTTCCGTAGTCGTGAACCAGACCGTCCACTTCGGGCCGCAGTCAACGCCGTTGAGCGTTGCACGGCCCTCGCGGATAGTCGGGCACAGTCCTAGCGAGGCGGCAAGGAACTGGACGCCGAGGGCGAGGCCGTGATTCGTCGAACAGAACGAGGCCTGGCCGGTCATTGAACAGGTGCCATCCGTGTCCATCAGTCCCTGCAGCAGTGCAAGTCGCTGATCGGAAGACCCCTGGAAGTAGCCCGCAGGGATGTGCTTAGCCCCGCGTATCCCCAGCTCGCTTAGCACTCGATACAGGCCATGCGTCTCGTAGGTGATGTCAGACCCGGCGACCAGCTTGGGTGTGAACGCGGCGAACGCTTCCGCGATCTCCGGGTCGGCGGTCGTGAACCGACCGTCCGACGTGTGACCGTCCCCCAGCCAGCAGCCCAGCAGGTACGGGTCGAGAATGAAGTCGACGTCATCGAAGCCCGTCAGGGGCAGATGCCGAGGAAGCCGGAACTCCCCGCCTCGGGTAGCGAGTTCCTTCGTGCTCAGCGTTTCGTACTTGCCGCGGGCGCTTTCTACGCTCCACAGGTGGTCTTCGCAGGCTACGACGGACTCGCCATGCTGGAACTCGACGCGGTAGCAGGGCTTGTGGTGAACCTCGGACTTGAAGGTCACTGCGGTCGGCGTCCCGTCTGGGGCGAACACGCGGTCACCGACGCGAAGCGCGCCGATCGTTGACCAGCCATCAGTCGTGAAGACCGGAGTGTCCAGTTTGAGTGCTTTACCGTGGTTCGGCGGGTAGTTGATTACTAGGCGGCTCTGCTCGCCGGCCTCGTACGTCATCGACGGGTGCAGATCCCGCGGCTCCCGGCCGCACAGGATGTCGTAGGCCCGCATCTGGTGCGGGAACAACGGCTCACCGAGGTAGTCGCGGCAGAACTCCGGGAAGTCCGGCACCTCAGGCCGCTCGTCGTAGCCGGCGGCGCGGGCGTCCCGCAGCCGCTGCACCTCCGCCTTGAAGGTCGGATCCTTCTTCATCCAGTCGCGGTACGTCTCCACCGTCCGCCCCGCCTTCGCGGTGGCGTCCGCCAGCTTCGCGCCCTTCGCAATCTCGTCCAGGACAAGTTGCTTCGCGTCCCCGACAGCGAGCGTCTTCTGGCTGTTCTTCCGCGCCACCGAACGCCGCTGCGGTGC